AAACCTTTCAATGACTGATATCAATCTTCGTAAATCGATATCTATATTTGATAAATCATACCCAAAGAAAAGAGAAGATCTTCGTAAATTCGCTATTCAAGATGAAATTGAAGAAATCCTAGATACATTATGTGATGAATGTATTGTGTATGATGATAAAAATTATTATTGCTTTCCTCTTGCTTTTGATGATGAAACATTAGAACCGGGAACATTAGAAGCAATAAAAATTGCATTAGAAACAAACTTTAAAAGAATATACCAATACTTCGGTTTCAATAATGATATTGCAGCTTGGTCATATTTTCGTAAGTGGTTAGTTGATGGATATCTTGCATTTGAGATTATCTACAACAAAAACCAAGATAGAATCATAGGTTTTAAAGAGCTAGATCCAGTATCATTAGAACCAGGTCTTGACAAAGAAGGTAAGAAAATTTGGAAGCAATTCAAAGGAATGCCTAACAAAGAAAGAATCCTTTATGATTCACAAGTAATCTACATTTCTTATTCGAACGTTAACACCGTTAATCGTGTTTCTTATGTTGAAAGACTTATACGTTCATTCAACTTACTTCGTATCATGGAGCATTCCCGAGTAATTTGGGCTACAGTAAATGCTTCTTTCAAAACTAAATTCGTTATACCAGTTGGTGGTAAATCTAAAACTAGAGCACGTCAATCATTGGGTGTTCTTATGCAGAATTATCGTGAACAAATTGACTTTGACACTGATAGTGGTGACTTAAAAGTTAATGGTAAGCCGATGATGCCATTTAATAAAGAATATTGGTTACCTTCAGGTGAAGCTGGAGAACCAACTATCGAAACAATTGGTAATGATGGTCCCGATCTTTCGGATACAGATGCTCTTAAATATTTCCGTGAGAAATTAATTAAAGTTTCTAAAATACCTCTTTCTCGTTTTGATATGGAATCACCACCTTCATGGGAAATGAATGCTGAAGGTATGACTCGTGATGAAATTAAATTTGGTCGTTTTGTTACTCGTTTACGTTCAGTTTTCCAAGAAATTTTGGTTAAACCTTTATGGATTCAGATGTGTCTTGACTTCCCAGAATTAAAAGAGGATGATGCTTTTAAAGCACAAATAGGTATCAAATATAACCGATACAACATCTTCGAAGAGATGAAAGAAATTGAAATCTTACAAAAACGTCTTGATTTCGTTACATCTATGAAAGATGGTCTTGTTGAACAAGATGCTAATATGAATGAAATCAAATATTTTGCATCGGAATTCCTTATACAAAGATTCTTAGGATTATCACCAGAAGACTTAAGATTGAACAAAAAATTAAAAGAAATCGAGGATCAAGAGAAGTTAGAAGCTGCCAAGAAATCGGCTGCAGTGGGAATGTAATCTCATACTCATATAATAACTTTTCATTCGGAACCTTGATATATAATTAAAATATAGACCCGCCAAAAATGAGCAATAACAAATATCTATTAGTATTAGAAAGATCTGAGGGTAACCTTTCGGCTTCTAAGGACGGAGATAAATATGTGTTGGAAGGTGTTTTTACCGAAATCGGTGTAAAAAACAAAAACAATCGTATTTATGACGAGAGAGAATTGATGCCACATATCAATGAACTTAAGGAAAAACTTAAAGGCAATAAATTGTTAGGTGAATTAGATCACCCGAAATCTTTCGATATCTCTTTAAAAAATGCATCACACGTAATTGAAGATATTAATTACGATCCTGCTTCTAAAAAAGTAATGGGACGTATTAGACTTCTTAATACCGATGCTGGAAAACAAGCAATGGCTTTAGTCGATGCAGGTGTTCCTTTACATATTTCTAGTCGTGCTGCTGGAGTTGTAGAAAATAATGGTCACGTTAAAATCAAAAAAATGTTTACTTATGATTTAGTTGCAGATCCTGGATTTGCTAATGCTGAATTAAAAAGAGTTAACGAATCTTTTGGATTTGGTGATGACGATACAGTTGCAATTTATGAAACTGATATCGATCTACGATTAGAAGAATCAACTATTGAAGAAGAAAAAACAGTAGTTGCTGAAGTTGTTGATACAGAAGATAAAACAAACACATCTATAACAGAAAAACAAAACAACGCAATGGATCCTAAAAAATACATTACCGTTGAAGATTTTAATGAGTATTCTAAAATCGTTAAAAACGAATTTGAAAATCTTAAAAAATCTTTAACTGAATCCAAATCAAATGAAACCGCTTCAGTTAACGAAGGTCTTGTAAAATACACCGAAACTGTTGCAAAAAGAGTTAATCAAGTACAAGAATACGTTGAAAGATTAGCTGAATCTGTTGATGGTCTTATTTCACATAATGACTACATCATCGAAAACCTAGAAAAGGTTAAAAATTATGCTGAATTAGTTGGTGAGAAAACTAGCCAAGGAATTAACTACGGTGAGAAACTTGCTGAATCAGTTGACCACTTAATTGAATACACTAGATTAGTTGCTGAAAAAGCTGATCAAGGAATTGAATTTACAAAATATGTTGCTAATGAATCTAACAACCGTTGGAAATATCAATCTTATATGAATGAGCAATTAGACAATGTAATCTCACATAACGATTATATCGTTGAAGGAACTTCTTCAGTTATTGAGTACACTGAATACTTGAAAGAACAAACTGAAAACCTTTCTAATTACATGAACCACATCGTTGAACAAATCAATGAAGGTGCTATCTTCAAAACTGAAGATAAATCAAATGAAGGTGAAGAAACTAAAGCAACTGAAACTACTGAGGTAAATGAAGGAGCTAAAGCAACCGAAACTACACTTTCTTTTGAAGAAGATCTAACTAAGAAAATCGATTCTATCGTTGAAGCTGCTAAAGCTGAAAAACAAGCTTCTATCGTAAATAACAAATTACACTTCTTAAATTTCATTTCTGAAAGTAAAAGAAATCAATTTGCTTCTTTAAACCCTGAAGTAAAAGATAAAGTAATCGCTGCTTTTGAAGGAAATAAATTCTATGGTTCAGTTGATGCTGAAAGAATTTATGAATCAATTTTCTTAACTGAAATCGTTCCTCTTAACTGGTTATCTAATATGCCTGAGAAATATAAAGCTACTTGGAATGGTTTGAATGAATCACAAAAAACAGCTATTAAAGCTCAAGCTTCAGTTAAAGTTCTAGATTCACAATATAAAATCGATGACTTCTGGGCTACCAGAGATTTAAGAGATATTAAAGTTGAATTAAACGAAAGCACTGAACCTATCGTTATTAATGAATCAGCTAAATATGAATCTCCAGCTAATTACATGGAAACTGTTGAAGCTGAATTGAGAAGACGTTTCAAAAGATAATTTATAACCCATACAATAACACTTCAATGAACTTACTTTGATCGGTAAGTTCATTGCTAATATTAAAATAATCTAATACTCTTAGATATATAATGTAATAAACGCTATCATTGCTAAGACTCAAAAAGCAAAAATGCGTAACTATAAAACAATAAAAACAAACATTAAAAAATGTACTTAATTAACGAATCTGAAATTTTCGGTAAATGGGCTCCAATCTTGGAATCTAACACTGGAATCACTGAGCGTTCTAAAGTTGAGTGGATGTCAAAATACTGTCATTACCATGAACTTTATGAAAACAACTCTTTAGCACAACTAGGAGCTGTAAACGGTATGGGAGCTACTCGTTTCCCAGGTAACCCTGGAACACAAGATGCTTTCTCTACACAAGCAACTGGATCTGGTGATAAAGCTCACACACTTCTTCCATTAGCAATGCAAGTTGCTGCACAAACTGTAGGTCTTGACCTTGTACCAGTTGTTCCAATGCCTGGTCCAATGGGTGTATTAACTTACCTTGACTTTGTTTATGGTGGTGGTCAAACTTCTGGAACAGGAGTTAACGTTCCTCTTTTAATCAAAGCTAACGTAGGTTCTACTGCTGCTGTAGGTGCTTCAGCTGTTACTAACGGTGTTACTTTCTACTATGTAGGAGCTTCTCGTTTAGATGGTAATGCTATCTACCGTATCGATGGTTCTCTTTCTTCTGGAACTATCTTAACTAACCTTGCTGGTGCAACAGCGGTTGCTGCTTTCTTCGGAACTCCAACTTCAGTTGAATTAGTAAAAGCTCTTGAAGATCACATCACTGGTTTCTCTGGTCAAGCTTTAGCTAACAATGACTACACTGGAACTGATATCAACGATCCTTATTCTAGAGCTCAAGGTGAGTCTACGACTGACAACGTAATGAACTTAAGTTTATTCAACAAATCAGTTGAAGCTAAGACTTTCCAAGTTGCTGCTGCAGTAACTCGTGAGCAAGTTCAAGACTTGAAACAATTTGGTATCGATGCTGTATCTCAAGTAGAATCAGTACTTATCAATGAGTTAACTCAATCAATCAACAAAAACATCCTAGGACGTTTATTCGCTTTAGGAGAAAGAAACCACGCTCAAGTTATTACTACTCAAGGAACTAACTTCTTCGTAAACTTAGGAGCTACTGCATTAACTGTTACTGCTTCTGCTTCTGCTAACACTGCTACTGCATTCGGTGGATATATCCAAACTACTTCTTTATTGAACGCTTCTATGGCTCCTACTGAAATCTTAAACAGTGCTTCAGAAAACTTACACACTCGTCAACGTAAGATCATGTCTAAAATCTTAGCTATCGCTAACTTGATCGCTATTAGAGGTCGTCGTGGTCCAGCTACTTTCGTAGTAACTAACGGACAAGTTTGTTCAGCTTTACAAGATGTTGCAGGTTTCGTACCAGCTCCAATGGCTAACACAATCAACCAAATGAGTGGATCTCTTTACCCAATCGGTACTCTTGCAGGTCTTGCTATCTACAACGATCCAAACATGGCTTGGAACGATACTCGTATGTGTGTAGGTCGTAAAGGTGACGGTAACTCTCCAGGACTTGTATTCATGCCTTACTTAATGGCTGAATCGGTTCAAACTATCGCTGAAGGTACTATGGCTCCGAAAGTTGCTGTAAAATCTCGTTATGCTTTAGTAGAGGCTGGTTTCCACCCACAAACTATGTACTTTACTTCAGGTGTATTTATGTCTTCCGATTTCGGTTCATTGGTATAATCCTAACTAGTATCATAACATTAAAGGAGTTCTCTTTCGAGGACTCCTTTTTTTATGCAGTTATATTTGTTGATATATAATAAAACTACAAGTGTAAATAAACATATAAGAATTATGATGTTCATAAAACCAACAAATGTTCTTCGAATTCAAGAAGAACTAAAAGAATACCAAAGGTTGTGTGCTGAGTTTAAACACTCTCCTGCAAAAGAGGAATTTGAAGATATCGTTAAATTTATTTTGATGCAAAGTGGATCAGCAACTGGTGCATTAGCAGAATCAATTTCCGAATCTGATATGAATTTCCTATTTGAAAATTTCAATGAAAAACTAGAGCCACTTTTAGAAGCTCACGTCGAAACTGACGGTGAAGCAGAATTCGATACTGCGGTAGGAGCTGTTAAAACTGCTGCAAAAACTGCTGGTGCACTAGCAATAGGTACTGCTGTAGGTGTAGGAGTTTGGATTGCTTATATGTTTAAGAAGAATAAAGTTAAATCTGCTATTAAAGAAGAAAATGCTGCTGCAATGCAAATCCTAGATGATTATTCAGCGTTGTATCAAAAGAAAATTCAATTAGCAGAATTGGAAGGTAAGGAAATGCCTAAAGCGGAATACCCTGCTTATCCAACATATACTCCAGCATCTAAAGAATAAAATACTGAAAATGAAAGACAACCAGATATTCGAATCCCATCTCATTTCGTTGTATGAAAATACAATAAATGAATCCGATGAAAAGAAAGAAAAGAAAGAAAATCCTGAAGTAGAGAAATTCAAAGAATCTACGGTAAAAAATCCAAAGACAGGAAATAAAGTTAAAGTTTCTACGGTATTGAAAGATCCTGAAAATCCTTTACATGATAAAGTGAAGAAGGAATTAGATAAAGTGAAAGCTTCAGCTGAGGGTGGAGAAGACAAAGAAGATAAAGAAGAGGAGGAAAACCCAGAAGAAAATATCAAAGCTCTAACTCAAAATATTGAAGATGAAAGAGTAGCTATCGAAGCTTCTAAGAATAAAATAAAGGACTTAGAAAAGCAGAAAAAAGCTTCTACGGATCCTGATTCTTTTGATAAAGCTATCCAAAAGGAAAAAACTCGTATAGAGCAAGGAGAAGAAGATATTAAAGAAATGAAAGCTAAAAAAGAAGCAGAAAAGAAAAAAATTGCTTCTGCTCCTGAAACTCCTTCTAAAACTGAAGAAAAGCCAGAAACAACTGAAACTCCTGAAGAAAAACCTGAAACAACTGAAACTCCCGAAGAAAAACCTGAAAAGGGTGAAGGTGATGAAGGTGAAGGCGAAAAAGATACAGCTAAAATCGAAGCTCTTAAAAAAGAAATTGATAAGCTAGAATCAGTATATGATTCTAAGAAAGAAGCTACACAAAACAGATTTGGTAGTTTAGCCGAAAAAACTGATTCCCTAGCGACCAATGGTCTTCTAGAAGAATTTGTTAAAAAAGAAAGAGCTAAAGCAAAAGCTGAATTTAACGAAAAAATACTTTCTTTCTTGGTTGATGCTGAGCAAAAGACTGAAATTCAAGACAGAATAAAAGAGGAAAATGCTCGAGCTAAAAAGATTGAAAATGAATTAGATCAAGCTCAAAAAGCAGCAGATGAAAAAAATGCTGACGATCCTAAATATCAAGAAGCTAAAGAACAAACTGCTGGAGCATCAGGTGAAGATGTTGATATGACGGTTTCTAAATCAGAAGATAAACCTAAAGGTAAATCCGAAGAAGGAGAGAAAACAAAATCTCCCGAAGAAGCTGCAAAAGAACAAAAGAAAAAAGAGATTGATTATAATCTAGAAGTTCTTACTACTAAAATCGAAAAGGTTAAATCTGCTGCTGATAAAGCTAAAGCAGATGGTAAAGACGAGAAAGTTTTAGCGGCCATCAATAAGAATTATGAAGATATGAAGAAAGCCATCGATGATCTTAAATCTCAAAAAGAAAAACTTGGTGAATCTTTTGATTCGATTGAATTAGAAATTTGGGCTTTAGATGTTGCTGTAACTTCACTTCTAGAACAAATAGAAACCGGTTATCTTTTTGAATAATGATTGAATTAAAAAGGCAAAATAGAGGTAAAGCTCCTACTAAATGGGGAATACTTCTAAAAGGACTTCCACCTAGATATCGAAAGATTTTATCAAATAATCAGATATTTAAGAGATACTCTGAGGATGATAGATTCATTCTAAGCATATTTAAAATGGAAGATGCCAATATAAAGGTATCATATTTAAAGAGACCGTTCATCAATCCTGAATCAAAAGAGGTGTCTACGTATTCAAACGTGATAGGACAATATAAAATTTTCGATTGGACATGTGCTTATTGTAAGACCCCAATTAAATCCAGGATAGATAATTATAAAGCAAGCAATTTTACTTGTCAAAAATGTTTTAACTACTACATTAAGGATTCTCAAACGTATAATCAAAGAATCGTAGATGCATCAGTTGAATTTACTACATTTTGTAAGAGATTAATGCTAGATAACCAGAAAAAATTTATAAAATACATAAAGAAAAATGAAAACTAGATTCTCATATTTTAGTGACTTCGTTTTAAACGAAGCAAAGAAATCTCCTTCAGCTCCAAAGGGAAAAATAAAAGTTATTTTGCTATCTAATGTTAGTGAAGAATCTAAAACGGTTCCTAGCATTAAAGCTGAATGTGAAAGAAGAGGTGTTAAATTTGCTGTAATCAATATTGATAAAGCAAAACTTACTAAGAATCCAGACGGAGAAACATTCACTATTTATGATAATGAATCTAAGATGAAAATATCTTCTGAGGACACTGCTATCTTAACCAGAAGAGGTGTTGTTAAAAACACTTACACTAGAGATCTTGTTGAACAATTAGAGAGTGCTAATTTCTTTGTTGTAAACACTTTAGAATCTATTATTGCTTGTGAAAACAAATATGTTACATCTAAAATTCTTATGGATGCAGGAATTCCTGTTCCGAGAATGGCATTGATTGAAAATGAAGAATCTATCGACGATGCTGTTAAAGCTATAGGTGGACAATTTCCAGTGGTTCTTAAAATGCTTTCAGGTTCACAAGGAATTGGAGTTTCTATTGTTGATTCAATAGGTTCATTGAAATCAGTTATGCAAACAATTTGGAAGGCTAATTCAAGTGTTGAATTGCTAATTCAAGAAAAAATCGAATCTGAATATGATTTGAGAATTCACGTTTTAACTCGTAAATTCAATTCACCTACACCTGACGATACTGATTCGGTTCTTCTTGGATATATGAGACGTAACCGAGTTAAGAAAGACTTTAGAACTAATTACTCATTAGGTGGAACCGTTGAAAAAACCAAAGTAACTCCTGAACAAGAAAAAATTGCAATTGAATCTGCAAAAGCTATTGGTTGTAATTGGTGTGGTGTTGATATCATCGTTGATAAGAAAACAGGTAAAAACTACGTATTAGAAGTTAACGCATCACCGGGAACTGAAGGACTTAAAAAAGCTACAGGAGTTGATGTTGTAAAAGATATTATTGACTTTATTTCTGATAAACAAAATTGGATTCGTTCTCGTAAAACTATCGGATTCCGTGAAGTTGTTACGATTCCTGGTCTTGGAGATTTCGTTTCTAAATTTGATACAGGAAACGGAGCTCTTTCATGTTCATTAACTTATGACGAGGCTAAACTTGCCGATGATAAAAAGACGGTTTCATGGGAATTAGGTGGAAAAAAATTCACAAATAAAGTTATTGGATTCTCTAATGCCGAAGTTGGTCATGTTGTTCAAGAGAGACCAATCATTACAATGGATATTGTTTTTGCAGGTAAAACTTACAAAGATGTACATGTTTCATTGGTAGATAGAAAAGAGAAATCAACTAAATTCTTGGTCAATCGTAAATTTATGGAAAGAATTGGATGTTCGGTTAGTCCATTCAAAACATTCGTAATAACTTCTTTTGACGGAGAATACAACGTAGGAGAAGCAAAAGGAAATAATCATATAGGAATCAAATTCGAAAAATAATATGAAAAATCTTAAATCTTTATCACAATACATTAACGAGGCATCCACTAGCATAATGGCTGGGGACCGTACTATTAATGAACCAAAAGAATATATGTTCTTTGGTAATCTTAAAACTATCAAATCCAGAATTGATGAAATGTTAGCTATGGACCCTGTTAAAGTTGAAGCTATGTTGCAAGATGGACATGCTTGGGCGGTGGATCATATAGCAACATCAAAGGATGATATTGAAGAAGTTGCTGATTTTCTAAAGAATAACGTAAAATAAATCTCTTATGCCATCATTATCTCAAGCAGTATATCTTATTAACGGAAGATTGGTTGATTATATAGGTAATCCTATAGACCTTACACAAATTGGTCTTTTAGGTCCTACTGGACCTACAGGAGCAATAGGGTCTCAAGGAGCTACAGGATTAAGAGGTGCTACTGGACCTACTGGACCTACTGGACCTCAAGGAGTTGTAACGGTTGTAACTGTTAGTGCTACTGGTGGAACTTCAACGGTTACTTATGGAAGTACTGGAGGAACCGGATCTACTCAAGGTGGTGGTGGAATCAATCCAAGTGGAGGAAGCTAATATTATAAAACTACATACAAAACTATACACAAAAAGGACAATCGAAAGATTGTCCTTTTTTATTTTGAACTAATTTCTAATTAATTATTACAAATACAAGCTTTTTCAGAAATTGGTTTAGAAACGAATTCAGTTCCTTTCCCAGAACCTGAATCAGAAACTCTAAGTCCTTCATTTCTATCAATTGCCATCCAATCAAATTCAACTAGATCCATTTCATTTAAATGATCTATAACAATTTGTATGTCATATTTTTTACAAGAATAGATGTCAAATTGGAACATAGGTACCTCATAAGCATCCCAAATATGGATTGATGAATGTGAAGTTGCCAAAGTTACGGTTCCAGTTAAACCTTCATTTCCAATTTCGTCTACATATACAGAAGTAGGTCCGGCCACAACGACCATACCAACTCTCTCTACCAAACGTTTGAACCAGTTGTTAAGGTCTTCTGCTGACTTGAAAGGTTTTTTACAATAACCTTTAATGAGCAGGTGTTGATGATAAGGTACAAATCCCATTAGTTAATAGTTTTTTGTTTATTTATCTAAAACCGACCAAATTTCAACGATATAAAAGGATGTTAATAAAAATGTTAATAACTTTTTTCAAAAACATTGTTTACTTTGAGGAATTTGTTTTATATTTGTAATATCAAATTAAAAATAAACAATATGACTAATCAAAATCAAAAAGAAACGAAAACAACCACTTTTCAACGTACAAGCTACCTTTTAGGAATGCTATTTTTTGGATTCGTTACTTATTTCACTTTAACCGGAGATCTTCAAAATCACATACACTTTGCCGGTATAGGAAACGAAATTGGATTTGCTACAATGGGTATGTTACTTACTGCAATCTTTTTTTATCTAACTGTCTCTGAATAACATATAAAATTTATAAACTTTAAAAATAAAAAAATGTCTAAATCGCAGATCAAGAGGAAATTAAAGCTATTTTTCGGTAAAACTTGGAGATACGCTAGTAGAATAGTAAATCCAGAAAAAAGAATTCCCGATCTTTCCCCTATGCAATCAAAAACAGTATCTATTATCCATAGGATAATTAGGAATCCGGAATCAACATTAATAAGAGACTATGATACAGGATTTTACTATGCCGAGTTAAACCACTACTTCATCAAATTTTCGGATAATACGGCAATCATAACAAACGGCAAGTTTTCTTATTACGTCTCTTTACCTTATGCAACATGCACAAGATTGAGAACCTGCTTTGAAGACTACATATCAAAAAGACGTAAGGTATTAGAAAATAAATATGATCTGAATACTCTACAAAACTTTGACGAAATCCTTAATTCACTTTCATAATCATACATATAATAAAAAATCAATAAAGAATGAATCCGAAAAAAGCACTGTGGACAGAACGATACCGACCTTCGAAGCTAGATGAATTAATCTTACCTGATCGAATCAGTCGTAAATTGGAAAATGGTTTGTATATGAACTTCTTATTTTATGGAAGTCCAGGTACAGGAAAAACATCAACTGCAAAAGTTCTTGCAGGTGACAATCCTTATATGTACATCAACTGTTCTGTTGAAACTGGTGTTGATACTGTAAGAACCAAGATTATGGAATTCTGTTCCACTCTATCGGTTATGGATGGACAGAAAAAACTTAAAGTTGTAATTCTCGACGAGTTCGATGGTGTATCAGATCAATACATGAAAGCTCTTCGTGGAACTATCGAACAATTCGAAAAAACTGCTCGATTCGTTGCAACATGTAATTACATCAATAAGATTCCCGATAACATTCAATCTCGTTTCGAATGCTTTAACTTCGATTTTTCCGAAGAAGAAGAACAAGAAATCGAAAAGAAATATTTCAAACGAGTTTACGATATCATTAAAACCGAAGGTATGGACATCGAAAAAGATGCTCTTATCGAATTGGTCCGTCGTAAATTCCCTGACTTAAGATCTATTATTAATGTTCTTCAAGGATATCATGCCGAAGGAAAGACAAAAATTACATCGGATGATGTTAAGAAATTCCATGGTGTATTTAAAGATCTTTACGAACACATTTTTAATTCCACAAACGATGAAGTAAAAAATTACCAATACTTGGTATCGAACTACTCATCTAAAGTAGATGATGTAATTCAATCTCTAGGAACCGACTTTATTGATTATATACAAACAGAAAAACCTCAGTTAATGCGTAAAGCAGGTGAAATATGTTACGAAACAAACAAACATTCATATGAACTTCGTTTCGTAATTGATCCGGTTGTTACTATGCTTTCTTTGGTTTATAAAATACAACAAATCGTAAGATCATGAGACAAATAACCCAAGCCGATCTAGACCGATTAATTGAGGTCTATAAAAATGGAATTGATAAATGGTTCCGTGACGAATTATTCCAAAAAGATTGTGCCTATTACGAAGGTGCAATTAAAAGAGGATCCGAAGCCTTAGGTATTGAAGTTCCTTTTACTTTCCTTCAAATTACCGAAGAATTGAAGAAAGACTTCGATTCAGGCTATAACAATTTTTGGATTGGATAATGAAAGATCTACTTAAAGCACATAGAGAGATAACCGAAGCTATATTCTTAGCTTTCGGTATTGAAAATGGATATGGAGATATCGACGATAAGACAGATGTGAAATGGGATGCAACCGAGGATTCTATTCATTGGTTAGAGGATGATGAAATCTATGCTAATGATGTTCTACGAGGTCCTGCACAATTTGAAAATTTCATTCTGTATTACGTCGATAATGGTGCAGGTGACGAATTCTATCAAATCTTTGATACCACCCTAAGGGATGAGAATCTCGAAGGATAAATAAAAAAAACATAAAGAATAGAATGAAAAATTTACCTTCTTTTGAGCAATTCGTAAATGAGGCTCAAGATTTTAGTGATATAACTAAATATTTCTGTATAAATCCTGAAGATTCAGGGGTTATAAGAAAAAATTCTAAATTCCGTCAATCTCAAGGTATGTATGTAGATACTAAATTCGGGAGAGTTGAAAGACAAAAACTAATTAATTATATTTTTGAAGGGATTAAGAAGAAATATAAAGACGCAGAATTAATTCCAAATGATCAACCTTATTCAGCTTTTACTGATGTTATTAATTACGCAGGAAATAAATTACGATTTTCCGATACTCATATGAATATCGAAGAGGCTAAAGATTTTCAATTGAAATTACCTAAAATCGAAAAACATATTAAATATATTCATAGTTCTATAACTACGCTAGATAAAACAATAAACATTGAATTTGGTGATCTAGATCGTATCATAAATTATATTCTAGAGGTGATCTAAAAATTGTTAATAACTTTTTGACCCGAGATTTTTTTATCTCGGGTTTTTGTTTTATATTTGTATATCTAATTAATATTAAAACTTAAATCAAAACGTATGGCAACATTCTTTATCAATCGATTTCCAATTTGTACTTTAGTCTACAAAGAAGCTGCAGAAATGCAAGGTCACAATTCAGATTTTTCTAAATCTCTTGCTTCGGCTCGAGCAATATTCTTTGCAGCCGCAAAGAAAGGCTTTAAAAATAAAAATGGTAAACACTACAACGGTCTAAATTCTCCAGACCTTGAAATGCCACAAATCTATTCTATCGATTTTGCTGGAATCGATGCATTTTGTATCGAAACTGAAAATGGAACTAGATCATGTCTATTAGACGGTAAAATATTCGAACCTCAAGATTACGATAAAATCGAAGCAAAAATCATATCATTAGTAGGTGAATCCGGTTTTCAAAAAATGCGAGAAGAAATCCAAACTAGATTATCTAAACTAGCAGATATCAATTCTTCTAAAGTATTTGATGTATACGCATCATTAAGAGATAAAATACGTTCAACCGAATTCATCAACGCTTAATATGCTAACATTTCCACCTAAACCAACTGCAATACTCCCACACGAATCTCACATTGAAAATTACATCATTCAACCCAAGTGGAGAGGATGGAGAATTGCAATTCATAAAAATCAATCTTGGACTAGGAAAGGAGTTTCAATTCCCGTTGAAACTTCTTTCCCTGAAAAGGAATACGACTATCAATTAGATGGTGAAATTATTTCTATCGATAAAGAAGTAGAACATCAAGTTCGAACTGCAATTAAGAATGGTAGATATCAAATAAGAATTTTCGATATATGGGTTCCTTCAAGACCTAGTATGACTATCGAAGAAAGACTGCAATTATTAAAAGACGATTTTGGTATAGTCGTAGAAACTCATTCAGCAAAAACCGGTAAAGATGTGGAAGCTTTATTTAAGATGTTTACTACTCGAGGAAATGAAGGTCTTGTAATGAAGAAAAAAGGATCGGTTTATTTGTCATCCGAAAAAGGAAATAAGATCGATACTAATTGGTCTAAAATCCGATAATTGTTAATAACTTTTTTCAAAAACATTGTTTACTTTGAAGAAAATGTATTATATTTGTAATATCAAATTAAAAATAAACAATTATGATTAACAATGCAGATTATTTAATTCAGAAATACGCTGAAGCACGAGAAAAATCTATGGAATATGGAAATCATGATCCAGGTCATTCCTATTGGAAAGGTGTAATGGACACATACCATTCCTTACTCATCCTCGGTTTCAACGATTGGGCAGAACATGGAACTACAGGTTACTTCGTTTTCACGGAAGGAATGTCTTACGATGAAGCCCTAAATGCAGTTAATCAATTTAATGCATAGTACATAAAATAATAAAATCATAAGTATAATGACTGGTAAATACTCTCTTATTTTCGATGGTAACTTTTGGTTACACAAAACATTTTTCATCGGACAAAAGATAAAACAAGGTAAGCCCTTCAATTTTATCGACGAACCTGAAGCAGATAAAAATCTGTTACTTTGGAAATTATCTGTAGACTTTGCTGCAGAAATTAAACGATTCGAAGGAATCACTAATCGAATCGTCTATACGATCGACTCATCTTCATGGCGTAAAACTGTTCAAGGTGAAGCATCTTATAAAGCCAACCGAGTTAAATCTAACGATATCGATTGGAATGCAATCTATCAAGTTCATGATGAATTCGTCAAAGCATTGGAAGCACTTGGTGTTACAATCTCACGAATCAAAGGTGCCGAAGCCGACGACTTAATCTTCGCTTGGTCTTCTTTCCTTAATCAACAAGGACAAAATGCTCTTATTATCTCAGGTGATAATGACTTACTTCAATTAACAAATATGGATAAGTCTTCAGGTGCAAACACTCTTTATTACAATAAATTCGATAAGGATCTACACGTTTTCCCTGGATTCAAAACTTGGTTAGATCAAGAAGATATGCAAACTACAAACGATATCTTCAATCTTCCATTGGATCTAGTATCTAATACTAAAATCCACTTACGAGATATTATCAAAGCTAATAAAATGAAATTAGATGAAGTCAATACAAACGAATTCATCTTCAAGAAAATTCTTATTGGTGATGCTGGGGATAACGTTTCACCTTTGGATCTTAAAGTAAAGGAATCTAAAGATGGAAAAACTCGAGTATTCAAAGTTACTCCTAATCATGCAAATGCAATTCTCGATGAATTCAAAAAGGACAAGGTTTTCATTAATCAATCCCACTTATTCAACGAGGAAAACATTCTACAAATTTGTGAAATTGCAAAACGAGTAATTAAAATAGAAAAGGATCTTCCTGAAATCGTTGCTAAATGGGAACTTAATCGTAATCTTGTTTATCTACATAAAAAATGTATCCCCGAAAATGTTACTTCCGATATGCTTAATCAAATCGAAGAAAAACACGCTGCATCTCTTTCCGGTTCAGGTTTACATTCAATCATGGATAAAGATCAAATCCTTAAAGGAACAACTTATTCAAAAGAAAAAGCTGAATTCAACGATTCAACAATTTTTAGAAACACAATGCCTAAAACCGATCATGCTAAGCCTGTAGGTGAAGTAAAAATCACATCGACTGGTGGTTCAGGTTTCGATGATAAAATGTGGGCAGATCTACTTAAATAATGGAAGACAATAAAACACTTATTCTTCGAGAATTTGAAGAGTTAAAAGGACAATTCGTCATCAATGCTAGCTGGGATATTGAAAGATTAGTAGCAATAGGTGAAGATGATATGGACTACTATTGGATAACATATGATGGTAGAAGATTAAAGTGGAATACTTGTGTCGGTGGATTGATGCCTTTAAAAGGATATCTTAGAGATAAAGACTATAACGAATTAGTTCGTTTAGCTCTTCTTAATCACTTCGATCAATCTACTATATGGGGAAATAGAACACCTGAAGAAGCCGAACAATTTAATCGTCAACACAAACACGAATTAATGCAATTACCTGAAAATGAAAGGTTTCTAACCGATCTTTGCTGGGACTTAAATAAAATAGAAAACAATGGATAACGAATTTGCAAAATCAAGAAATGGTAAAAAATTCTTAGAGAATGATTTGCCACAATTAATTACCGTTATAGGTAAGCTAACCGAAGCACTTGTCGAATCGAATAAGATCGAAGAAAAAAGACTCTTAATCGAGCAAAAAAGATTTTTGAATGAATCTAGAGAAATCCGAAGTGCAACAGGAGATTTTAGAGATAATGCCGAAGATTTTTCATCAAAATAAAAAAATATGCCTGAATTACCAGAAGTAGCTAGGACCGCATTGTCCTTAAACGCCGCAATTCAAGGAAAGAATCTAAATGAAGTTATTATCCATTCGGGTCGCTATGTTAGACATGGCGATCCTTTTGGTTTAGACAGATTTAGAGAAGATCTTCCTGCAAAAGTCGAAGAAGTTAGTTTTCAAGGAAAGCTAATTCTATTTCAATTCATTGGAAAGAGTGGAAAAAGATGGTGGGCTTGGAATACATTAGGAATGTCTGGTGGTTGGAGATACGACCACACAAAACACGGACATGTCGAATTTAAGACGGATGCCAATTCAGTATTCTTTACCGATGCTCGTAACTTTGGAACTCTTAAATTTATCGATGATGAAAAGGAAACTTTCAAGAAAATGGCTTCGATAGGACCTAATCACTTAGCTCAAGATATTCCAGACGAGCTGTTTAAGGAACGTCTAATGAAATATCCTGAATCAACTATGCCAGAAGTTCTAATGAATCAAGCTTTGATTGGTGGCATAGGAAACTATATTAAAGCTGAAGTTCTTTATAGAGCAGGTGTATCACCTCATCGACAAGTAAAAACACTTTCAGATCTCGAATTTTCAAAATTAAACGAAGCAACTCGAGATGTTGTAAGATCTTCTTTTGCTAATCGAGGTGCATCAATTAGCACATATAAAGGAATGGATGGTGAAGACGGTGACTTCGTATTCTCATTCAAGGTCTATGGAAGAAATATATGTGAACAAGGATACCCGGTTGTCAAAGAAGTTACTCGTGAAGGACGTATGACTCATTGGGTTCCACAAATACAAAAATAATGCAAAAGAAAAAACCTGACTTAGTCGTTTGGAATGAACAAGATGGATATGATGCAAGACTAAAACCATATCCAACAAACATAGGTAGTCAGGGTTTTGATCTTCCTAATATACCACAATTTAGAGAACAATCATCTAAAAAAATGATGGATGTTTTTAACAGAGAAAAGGAAGAGATAAAAGAAAGAATAAAAAAGTTGTATGATGAATACAACACATCTATAATGGTTTGGGAATCCAAAATATCATTCGAACCGATAATTGGTAAATCTTACTATCTATATAATTTTAATGGTCAAAATACTCTATCATTAATAGGACCAACCGAATGGAATCGAGGAGAAGATTTTGTAGGTGAATTCCTTCTAAATTCAGAAAACAAATGGATAAAAAAGTAAAAAAAAATTACACACTCAATTTAGAATTGAGCGATAAAGAACAAAAGAAATATGATAAATTCCTTAGTCACATTAAAGCGCTATACGGTGAGTATGGTTTATTCACCTGGAAGCTTACCCCTAATGGAATTGGCATGGGCATATCTGTCTTTAGTCATTTAGCAAAAGTAGAAATAGATTTGACAGATATTGACTCTTGGTAATTAAAAGCATATAATAAATATGGAACTATTCGATTTTACAAAAGTTCTCTTCGGAAATCCAAGAGAATATCAAAAACTCAAAACCGTTGAAAAGGGAAAACATTTCTTTATGATACAACGTTTTTTCAGTATCAAATTCCCTGCAACTGCACAACAGCTAAATCGAAATGGAATTAATGGTGCAGCAGTTGTAGACTTATGGCAAATCGTAGGACAACGTTTTGGCAGAGTCCCAGGTTGGATATATACTAAGACGAAAAAAGTAGCTACTGAAAAGGTTTGGAAACCTAACCCCGAAGTATCTACAATTTGGATGCAACGACATGGATTAGGCGAACGAGATTTAGAATTAGCAATCAAATTCAACCAAGAAGAAATGAAAAAATACTTCCAAAAGTTAGAAAAACAGATTGAGGTTTATGACCGATAACACATTTGGAAATGATTTTGTCACGGGTCTAATTGACCCTTTAATTTTAGAAATCTACTTAAATAACAATAACTACAAAGATCGGATCTTAATTTCTGATCTTAAGAAGCGTGCACATATAGTTAAATTACAAGACCTAGACGAGAATTCCTTTTTTGTTAAAGCCGAAGAAATGGAATCAATTTTGGCTACTAAGTTCCAATCGGATATCCGTGAATTTAATACCCTCCCTAGTTCATCTTTGCCTTCAAACGTTACATCTATTTACTTCCTAAATTCTATGTTAAATGAATTTAGGAATGTGAAGTATTTCAGAATTTACGTTTCAAATTCACAAAATTATACAAGAAAAGTTAACGATAAGATAGTCTTCGATTACCGTATCATGCATAGTCAGATTGACCTAGCTAATAAATGTACTCCTGAATTTTTAGCCGTGTGTGAGAATATTTTCTCTAAAATAGGAGTTTATCGTGAGGATCTTTTCTTCGAAAAGCCTTATTTCGAAATATATGCAAAGGATCTTTTTAATAAGCTAAATTATTATCGAGCAACACTAGATCCGGAAAGTGATGAAAACTTCGATATTGCCGAGATTCTCCTAATTTTAGGTTCTAAGCTCGAAAAAGACAATAGTACGTTGCTTATTATCATGAAACGATGAGAATATATATTCTAATAAAAGAATCAAAAGCAATATGAGTAGCGATCCTAGAATAGAGGAAATTTTAAAAGCGTTGGAAGTTATTAAAACTAAACTTCCGAATGGAGAGTTAGAAGTTATTAAACGATCTATCCAATCTCTAAGCGAAGACCAAAAAAGTATAAAGGAAGATCTTGAATATTTCAAGAAAAGACTATTCAATCCGGATGATGGTGTTATCGTAAGGATCAATAAGAATACTGATGCCATTATGCGAAATGAGGAAATGATCGAAGAAATCCCTCAATTAAAAAATCGTATCGATAACATGGAAAACTGGCAAAGCGGAGTTAATAAGGCCCTTTGGTTTGTTTTCACCACAATTGGAGGTATTATCATTGCTATGATATTCGCAATGTTATCAAAATAATAAATTTATGCGTTTCGAATTTAACGTAGAGTCTAACAATATAACATACAACTCAGGAGACACCCTGCTTGTAGACTTCTCACAACCATTCTATTATGTTAAGTCAGTAACTGACATTTCCTTTGACTTTTCCCCTATCGACACATGGGAGGATGGTCATGACATTTCTATGAGATGGTCTTATGATACACATCCAATTGATAATGCTACAGGAAAACCTCATGTAGTTTTCTCTGGTTGGGTTGATGTTGTTAAAGATGGTGTTAAAAACGTAGATTTAGATACGACATTCGAAAAAATTATCGACAAAAACGATACATTCTTACTTCAATTTAGATTAGTAAGAAGAGGTCCTAATAGTGGAGCTAGAGCAATAAACAGAATTGTTATAGATTATGTTCAAGGATCTGCACCTGAAAAACCTGCAATAAGTCCTTATGGTTCAAATGGTTGTAAAGCTAATGTATGTCCAACAACAAATTTCTCATCTGGTATTCGAGTAAATGCTGATCCAGCATTGTTATTTAGACCTTATGATGTAATGAGTCCTGCGATAAAAATTTATCAAGAGATGTCTATGGCAGTTTCTGAAATGTTCGGTCATTGCGTTAGATATTTTAAGACTCAGGCAAAAGTTGAATCAGCAGATTCAATCTTAAAGGAATACTCTCTATTTGAGGTAACCGATGTTAAAGATATTAAAGTTCTTGTTCCTGACAATCAATTTCCAGATAACGCTATTAAGTTCTTACCTTATGATATGGACTTTGGGGATGGATTAGAAGTTCATATTGTTAGAGAACATTTCGAAAGAGCTTTTGGTTGTGATGATCTACCTGAGCAAAAAGATTATATGTACTTCCCTCTTATCGATCGTATATTTGAAGTTCACTCTGCATACCTTTTCCGTGATTTCATGGCAGCTGAATCTTATTATAAAGTAATGCTATACAAATGGCAAGATAAGCTTAATGTTATGCGTACTAATCCAGAAATTGATGAGTATGTTAACGATCTACATGAAAGTTTAGATGAGGTTCTTGGAGCTGAAATGCAAAGAGAATTTGAAGAAATTACAAAACCTATGCAATATCAAACTATTGCAATTGGTGGATTCGATCATGTACGTAGTCATATCAATGAAAATCTTGTTATCGAAACAAAGAACCTTTCAAACTACTTTACGATCGTTGGAAAATACTTCTATGATATGCCAAGAGTTATGAATTGGGGAGATATTGCAGTTCAATATAAATTAAAGGTTGATAGAACTGTAACTGATAATACTGCAATTTCTATGTGGTTTAACACAAGAAAATCTACGTTACCTAACACAACAAATACTTATGATATTCTTATCGATGGTTATAATTCAACTGAATCAAAAGGAATAAGAGCTACTCTAAATTACACAAATGGAGTAACAACAAGTATGACTCTCCTTTCAAATGGACAAACTTTAACCTTCGATAAATCATTCCCTGTATTAGGAGCTGATGATTGGTATGCTGTTGTAATTAATCATATGAATGATTATTCGCAAGCTTCGGTTCATCTTTGGAAAATGAAACATAATCCTAATTTACCACAAGCTAATCAACCAAAAACAACGGATCTACAATTAATATTCACTCAAGTTGTTGATATGACTCCTACTGAATTAAAACCTACAAACACTACATTTACATTAAGAGCAGGAACTACAAATATCACAAACGTTAGAGTTTGGAAAGAATCAATGGAAGAAGAAAAACAACCGGTTACACTCAACCAATACGTTGTCCGTGATAATGATATGGCACTCTTAATAGACAATGCTATACCACCACTTAGAATGGTTAAAGAGTATGTACGATAAATTTACACGAGTGGCTACTTACTAGTATTTTTCACACATTTTGTCGAATAAATAATAAAAACACGTTCGACAAATGTTTAAACTTTTCAAAGTGTGCTTGTTGGCTATGCTTCTTGCTTTGCCATCTTTGATCTTTGCACAATCAGGACCTCCTGCCCCTGGAACTGGGGTCTATGCTATTATTGATACCACATATCAAGTTGGTACTCATACACAAGGCAATTCAAAAGCTAAAATAACTCTTAAAAACACAACAGGAACTCTTATAACAGGGGTTCAATTTCGTGTTTTCTACGACAAAAATGCCTTCTCTTCGGCAACTCCTGCTTTGTTAGGTAGTACAACAAACTTAGATCTTCAATATGTAGATAATAATGCTAATGGTCATTTGACTATTACTTTAGTTTATACAGGATCTTCTTCTACTTACACATTAGCAAATGCTGAAACTTTCGAAGTTACATTCAATCACGTTGGAGCTGCATCATTCTATGCTCTATCTACAATCACCGATTTGACTTGGACTGGAGTAAACACATTCCCTCAATTAGCTTCTACAAACCCCGGTTTAGATACTACTTTAAACTTACATAGCTATGGTGGTGTGTGGGAAAAACCTGAACTTAATTTTCATGGTACTTTCACAAACGTAACTGGAACTGGTGCTAAAAACCTAGCTTTATCTCTTGAGAAAAAGGTTAAGGTTGGTGGAACTTGGGCTCAACACTCTTCTTACACAACTGACATTAATGGTGATTTCGCATTTACAGAAATTATCGATACAACCTACTATGATGTACGTTTAGCAATTAAAGGAGATACAATGACCGTTGGTAACGTTATCTCTACCGCTGATGCACAATTAATTAATCAATGGGTTCTAGGTTCTTCTACTCCATCAGGTTGGGATTTTTATAGTGGTGATGTTAATGGATCTAATGGTTTATCAATTACCGATGCTTATGGTGTATTTGGTAGAATTGCTGGTAGATTCTCAGTTTGGCCAAATAACGTAAAAGATGTTAAATTCTTTACAGTTGCTGAAAAGAATACAATCACCGGAACACCTTCAACTAACTACACATCTACTATTCCAGGTGTAACTAATTTCTATTATGATATACTTCCAGGACAACCTGATTCAGTTCAATTCTATGTACTTGTACCAGGTGATGCTAACGGAACAGGATATCACATGGCTCGTGTAACGCCAATTGATGTTGTAATCAATCCTCTTCCAGGAACTCCAGCTCAACAAGAAAATGTTATTGATACCAGAGTTGAATATGATTTTCCTACTTCATCTATAGAAATTAACGTTCCTTACCTTTCAGTTAAAGAAGGTAATTTAGTAGAAGTTCCGGTTACTGTTAAATCTAACGGATTAGATATTTCATCTTTACAAATGGGAATGTTATATGACAACGACATTTTAGAATTTAAAGATGTTTATAACTCACCAAAATCTATGTTTTGGCTTTCATCGGTAAATCCAACCGGTGGTATTATTGAATGGGCAGGATTTGATCCTTCTGCTAATAAAGCTTATTCCATTCCAGATGGATACAATATATTCACAATAAGATTTACTGCTAAATCACCACAAAATGATTGGTCACAATCACCTCTTTATACAACTCGTAAATTTTCTGGAGATATTAATTCTAAAGATCTTACTATTAATCCAGCAAATGGAATACTTATAGTTGCAAAAATGGCTAGTGGATTCGATATAATTGAAGATGCTATGAAAGTATTCCCTAACCCTACAACGGGTGAATTTTCGGTTGACTTTACGGTTAAAGAAACTGGTCTTGTTAAATTATACGTTACCGATCTAAATGGGAAAATTTTATCGGTAATATTAGATAAAAATATGCCTGCAGGAAATTACGTATATTCATCAAACATAAATAACGTTTCAACCGGAATTTATTTTACAAATCTACAAACTGAAGATAAATTATCTTCTTCAAAACTAATCAAAAAATAAATAAAAACATGTCAGAAGAAACAAACGTTCCAGAAAATGACGGAACATGGTCAGGTCTTAAGAAGACTTTAATAGGGACTCTTTCAACAGCAGTATTAGCTGGTGGAACCTGGTTAACTACAACTCTATTTAATGGTGGTAGTGACGATAAAGAGGAAACTAAAACAGAACAAGTTGCTCCAGCCCCAGTTGTAGTTAATGTTCAACAAAATCAAGAAAATACTCAACAACAAAAATCAGGAGGTACTAATACTATCATCCGTGAAAGAGTTGTAGAGAAACCTGTTGAAAAGAAAGAAGAAAAGAAATCAGAATCTGAGGATGCTCCTTGGTAAAAAATAAAACAAAACAAAATGGCTAAATTAAAAGACACAAAACCTAATTTCTTTAAAAGAATGTTCATGGATGATAACGATATTAATGAAAAATCTATCGTTGGATTCGGAGCTTTCTTAGTGATGGTTATAGCATTCGGAGTTGATATTTACACTGGATTCAAAGGAATGAAATTTGAAATCAATGAATTTATTTTCGACGGTTTTATGGTTATTACTTTAGGTGCTTTTGGTATCGCTTCGGTCGATAAATATCTAACGGGTAAAAATAAACCTGGAAGTTCATCTGATGAAGAATCTCCAATGGAATAAAAATTAAAAACATGAAAGCACTTATAACTTTTATAATGCTGATATTTTTTGCTCAAATTAGTATTGCTCAGACTGGTTCTATCAAGACTGAGCAATACCAAGCTGGGTTTGAAAAGAAGCAATCAATTGATTCTCTCCCTGAGTACACTGATACAATTAAAATTCCTATTCAAATTTTGAAAATTGGAATCAATGAAGAGTTGTATGAAATGTACCCAGAATTGAAGGATAAAAGAGTTGGTCTTGGAGTAACAAATATCGTTTTAGAATACTTAGAATACACCAATCGATTTGTTTTTACTGAAGATAAACTCGAAATCAAAGAGAGAATGATTCAACAATTTAAAGCTTCAGATAAAGGGTTTACTGAAAATAAAGTAGACGGACGAGGTAAAATTAAATTAGCAAAATACTTCGTTTATATAGAAGTCTATGATTTTTCTGTATCTGAAGATGAAGTAGTTCGAATAAATGGAGAATCTAAAACAACTCAAGTAACAAGACTTGGTCTACAAGTAAAATTTATAGATGCTGAAACAGGGGAAATTCTTATGGGCTCTGGGTTAGGTGAAGCTACAACAATTAAGACTGTTTCTATCTTAGACGGAGTTGATGATACAGAAATTAAATTCAATCAATCTACTATAGGTATTACAACAAAAAAATCCCTAGAAACAGCATCATCTAGAATAGTTTCTAGAATGATTAAAAAGGGAATTTTTAAATCATAAATGCATGCTAAAAAGATCACACTTCTTTTTATTTTTTGGTTGGTTACGTTATCTGCTTTTTCACAAACCTTTAGCTATTCTTATACCGACCCTTGTACAGGAGCTGTAAAAACTTTACAAGTTCCTCAAAATGGTGTGACTGTTACTTATTATGGACAAGTAAATACTTTTCAACCTACAGATTTTTATAATGGAGGTTTTGAAAATTGGGCTCAAGGGGTTTATGGATCTTTTGGGAACAATAATCCTTGTGCTAGTGTTGTTGGGCTTCCTGCTGCAGTAACTGTTGCACAAAATTCGGCTATTAATTTTCTATCAACGATTAATTCTCTTTCTGCATTATCCGATATGGCTAATATCGGAGGATCCACAAATATGTTATCGGGAACCGTTCAAAGTACTCAGAATTCTTCAGGTAATGGTAGTAAAAAAGACAAAGGAAATCCCAAAACAAATAACGGAACAAATGGAAGTACATCAAACGGAAGCACTAGTACAAATAGCCAAGGTACTAATACAAATGGGAACTCCAATGGAGGCAGCAATGGAACGAGCCAATCAAATCCTCCAGGCTCAAATCAAACTTCAACAGGGTCTAATAACAGTTCCTCGGGATCTCAAGGAAATACGAATGGATCTACAACCAGTTCAGGGACTACTACAGGTTCAGGGACTACGACAAGTGGAAATCCGAATGGATCCGCAACAGGTTCAGGGACTACAACAGGTTCAGGAAACACAACTGGTTCAGGGACTACAACAGGTTCAGGAAACACAACAGGTTCAGGAAACACAACAGGTTCAGGAAACACAACTGGTTCAGGGACTACAACCGGTTCAGGAAACACAACCGGTTCAGGAGATCCTGGTAATGGATCATCTTCAGGGAGTGGAACACCTACCCAAGAAAATACAACTCCAACTCAAACCGAAGAAGGTGGAAAAACCAACTTAGTAGGATCTTCAGTTGGTTCCGTACAAAATTCTACATCAAGCGGAGGGAGTGTTAATAATAAAACAGGAAATAACAAACCAACCATTTTAGCTAGTTCGGATTTTGTAGGATTCCAATTTAAAAATTCAGACGTTGCTCAAGGTGGTAAATTTACCGGTGGTTATGCTTCTATGCGATGGGATGGAGCTAGATCATGGGGTATAAATATGGATTATACGACAGCTTTAAGAGGTCCTAATATCACCGGATATTATGCTTTTATGAAGCCAAAAAGAATCGATCTTATTTCGGTTACTGGAACTATCGGATTCGAAGCTAGACCAACAGCATATGCAAC